CAGTCGGCTTCGCGGCTTCTTCGCTGCCCACGCCATCCACAGTTACACCATGGTCATAATAATGTTTTCCAACTTTGTTCAAGTTTGATAACATCAGCCACCATGCTTGTGTATAAGAGTGTTCGATGTATTTCAACCCAGCGGACCCAGATGATGCGGGGGTGTCGGCCCACTTCGCACAAAATCGACGAACATACGGAGCCGCTATCGCATTTTTATACTGCGGCATCGCCGGAAAAAGGTGGTGCTCGATTTGAAAATTGAGATACCCCATCATCCATGAAACGAGCTGCGATTTCGTGGAAATATTCACAGTATGATGAAGCGCATATTCAAACCACAGCAGATGCTTGTCTTCGGGAATTACGCCGGTATAGGTATGTGACAGAGAGAAATGCCCGAATAAATAGATGAAATTCCAGAAATTCACCACCATCAATAGGAAGTAACACCACAATACACCGTATTCGCCGCCGCCACCAGAATAGAAAATGAGAGGCAACGAGAGATGAGAACCAGTCATACATACCGCTTCAAATGCGGTTTCAATATATACTTCTCTCGTTCGTGCTGAACACAAACGGTGAAAAACCTTCTTCGGATGAAGATAATATGTCCAAAATAAATGGACAAGAATACCATTGATGACAGGCAAGTATGTCCATGCTTGAAGCCGCATCCACCATCGATTCATAAATCGCGTAGCTGCTTTCCCGTTTGTGTTTTCTTCAAACGCACGGTCGAAAAAGGCGACAAACGGTGTTGTATCCAAATCGATATCATGCTTAATTTTCTGTGGTGTAGCGTGGTGTTTTTGATGCATCGTATTCCATACTGATGAACTGACCCCGCCACCAAACCCCATCGTGAATGTTTGGATGGCGCGGTCCAACGCACGGATTCCAGTAAAACTAAGATGTCCGCATTCATGTTGAACCCAGCCGCAACGCGTCTTAAATGCGATGAACGAGAGAATGGATGCGTAGATATTGTATGAAGCAAGCCATGTTCCTAGACCGAAGTAAAAGGCGATTTCAAGAAGGCGAAAATAGACGTGGATATAATCCGGTTCAAAGCATCCTTGTTCGACGAGGGTGGCGCGCATCTCTCGGAAGTCGGCCGTCATTTCTTGCTGGTGAGGCGTGAGTTCGAGAGATTCGTTATCATCCGTTAAAACTGGCAGCGAACCCAGCATCTTTTTCGCCTTACTCGACCGATGATGAAACTCGTTGAATATTTCTGTCGCGTCGGGCGAATTCTTCGCGTAGTTGATAATATTCCCGCCGGGGTGTTTGAAGTCGGTGATGTCGTAGGAGACACCGTTGATTTTGATTGTATCGCGTGGCATCAACTTATATAGCCTTAATATATTCAAATACTTATTTTAACCGCGAACCTACATATAAAGATAAAATTGATTCGTTATGTTTATATTGAATATCATGATATGAAATCATCGTTATCGTTGTTATGCCTATCGCTACCGCTACCGTCGTCGCCCCCGAATCTGTCGCTGTCGAATTGGAACGCTCTCCTTCCTCCGACGATACTGCCGAATACTGGCCTCTTACCATGGATGCGGTCGAATCATGCGACCTCTCGTATATAAACGACAGCTGGTCGGAAGACATGATTCGCGACGGAATGCGTGCGATTATTCGTGTGGGTCAATTACCAGAAATCAAGCAGAAAGAAATGAACGTTTGGAAATATCTATCACAATACAGCCCGCCAGCCGACCGCGGTTTCATGTTCAGTTATGGTGATGACAAGGTTGTTACACTTGTTGGTAATAATATGGAAGTGGGTCATTCTGGATGCAGTATGGGATGGACCATGCGTAACATCGAATTCATCGCGAAGAATGGAGTTCCTGCTCACCGAGAGATGATTATCGAAAATCGTAGGCGTCGCACAGGACAATAATGCGGAAGGGAAGGAACACTACGGCGGCGGCTAGTGATGTAATCTTACGCCTCACAATAACACGGCAATCCATTCACGTCAATAAATAGGTGCGTATTTTTACCGTCTTTCAGAAATTTCGCAGAAAGTGCGGCATGTTTCTTGTATTTTTTATGCGTGATTTTATATTCATCAAACAGCGGATTATGTATTTCGTTGGAGGGAATATGTCCATGAACCGACCGAGTGATCATTTTATACAATTTGAAATCCGGATATCTCTCCTCACCGCTCGATTTATAGAGGACGTTTCGACCTTTGTCATCCGTCGTCCATTTTACAACCAGCTTAATAATGGGGTCTGATTTACACAGTTTTTCCACCTTCCGTAGGTCATAAATGAAATAATCAAAGAGTGCGCATGCGAAACGGCATAAATCGAAACTATAATTCGGTTCAACCGTTGGTTTGTCGGGGTTGTAATATGGCGGGAAATTGTATTGGGTTGCTGCGTCGCCTTTAAAATGAAAACTGTCGCTACAAATCAGCTCTCCGCGGAATTTGTATATGGCGCGGCCGAAGTCGATGATTTTGAAAATACGGCCATATGTCGGGACCTTGTAATACTGACCTTTGTAGTGATAGTAAATAAACTCTTCGGTGGTTTCAATAAACATAATATTATTTGTATGAAGGTCGTTGTGTGTGAAATTGAACATTTTTTGATAAATGACAAGTGTCATAATGACCTGGAACAGAAGCGACGTCCATTCTTCTTTTGTGAGCTCATCTCGCATCATAATATGGTCGAGTGTATTCACGCATCTCTCGAGTAAAATTGCTTGAATTGGAAAATCGTTTATTTTTACGATGATTTGTTCATCGTCGCTGTAATTAGAATAGCTGCTGCCGTCGTCGCTATCACTCTCGCCGTTGCTCTTGCTGACGTCACTTTCTGCCGATTGTGTGTCGTTGTCGTCGTCGTTTGCCTTTGCTTCGTCGTCATCTCTTCCGTGATCGCTTCCGTCTTCGCCATCAATCGTAGTATAAGATGAATTCGATTCTGATGTATCGCTCTCGCTATCACTGTCGCTGTTGGCCGAATTACCACTACTCTTTTTTTTATTCGACTGTAATACTTGTTCCGATGGTTCCACGTCATCAAAGTTGATTTCAACCATGTGACTATCACCGTCGGTGTTGGCGGCAGCAGTCATTGTCTCGATTCCAACGGCGTCGGTATTCGTCAGCGTTGTTGGCTCAAACTCAATGACATCTTCAAGAATTGTAATAGGGGTTTGTAAAACAGGGTTCAGCTTATTTCGCAGCTTCAGCCACTTATTGTCGCGCATACTCGATTCATCGTCCCCAAACTGCGAATAATCAATCGTGAATCGCTGATTTTCGTATGTATTAAAAAAGGAACAATCCGCCAAATAATCAATATCATCAAATACGTTCGTTGAAAACTCGCGTTGCTTACAAAGATAACTTCCATAATAATCCAATCCATGAACAATACCATGGGTATGAAGAGCTCGGCTTGTCAAATACGAAAAGAACCCATCCACATAAGATGAATTATTGGTGTTCAGCATCTTTTCTTCACAGTTTTCTGGTGTTGAATTATATTTAGGAAGCGAGGTCTTAGGGGGGGATGTGGCGGGCGTCTCGTATTTCCCAGACAAATACCGTATGGGGTCTAATAGCGGCGAATATTTCACAAACATCGGGACATTCGTCGTGTTGCCTGCGTCATCCCCAATTACAGTTTCTAAATGATTTAGAGAATTAGCATGGGTTTCGTCTGTATCTCCGCCTCTCGGATGCTCAATAATATTTTGTAAATAATATGTCTGGTTCAGTTGGATGCTATTGAAATTTGTTTCGTTGATATCAAAAAAACGGCTATAAATCGGGATATAATTCTGAATATCGTAAAGCTTTGCGGAATCGATTTTCTCCGGAGTATATTTGTGTTTGCGATAGTGAAGTTGGAATGTCGGTGTCGGGGACGGTGTCGCCATTTTCCTAAATGAATAACGGATAACGAATAACGAATAATAATATGATTCTTCGATAGATGTTTTATATCGGTTTTAAACGGGAACAGACTTCGTATAATCCGTCGCAATAAAATATCCATCATTTGTATCATCAAGTTCGTCATGAATTTAGAGCTCGCAAAATTCGACATGAAGGCTATCAGCTTTCGTCCAGATGAAAATAAGGGACCCGTCATCGTTCTCATCGGGCGCCGTGATACCGGTAAAAGTTTTCTCGTTCAGGACTTGATGTTTCACCACCAAGATATTCCCATCGGAACCGTCATCTCAGGCACAGAGGCCGGCAACGGTTTTTTCGCCGCCCATGTACCCAAACTATTTATCCATGACGCGTATAATACCGCCATTATCGAGAACATTCTCAAGCGCCAAAAAGCAGTCCTAAAACAAGTGAAAAAGGAAATGGATACATACAAGAAGTCATCGATTGACCCAAGGACGTTCGTTGTATTGGATGACTGCTTATATGATAACAAATGGACGAAGGATGTGATGATGCGCCTCCTCTTCATGAACGGGCGTCATTGGAAGATCATGTTAGTCATCACAATGCAATATCCTTTGGGTATCCCTCCAAATCTCCGCACGAATATCGACTACGTTTTTATCCTCCGTGAACCATATATTGCGAATCGTAAGCGAATCTATGACAATTATGCGGGTATGTTCCCCACTTTTGAGAGCTTTTGTCAGGTCATGGACCAGTGCACCGAGAATTATGAGTGTCTCGTCATCAATAATAACGCGAAATCGAACAAATTACAAGACCAAATCTTCTGGTATAAGGCACAACAGCACGGGCCATTCAAGCTCGGCAGTAAGGAGTTCTGGGAAATCTCTAAGAATCTCGGTTCTGACGATGAAGGCGAGCAGTCATATGACCCTAATGCTTCGAAAAATAGCAAGGGACCGAAGATAAATGTGAAGAAGAGCAAGTGGTGAGGGAAAGTTGCTGCCGCCGAAGGCTTCTCCGCTGTCAAAATGAGCCGAAATGTCAAAGATAAAACCGTTTTCCAAGATTATTATTACTGTGTTGCGCAGTCCGTCTAAACAACGCACCTGTAATCTGAGTAATAATAATCACACATTATAAAATAATTGCGATTGGTTTGGATGGAATCGTTATGTTATGCTTATTACTGTGTAGAAACTGCTGCTTTTGCGTTTTAGATAAGCGAAAGTAATAGTAATCTACAATATAAAATTGAAATATATTATACTACTATTGAACTAATATTATTGAAAGATATGGAACTGAGTAAATTATCAAAGACCGCACTTTTGACAAGATGTCAAGAACTAGGTATAATCAATTATAAATCCAAGAATAAAAACGAATTGATTGAACTGGTTGCTCTCGAAAACGCCGACCACGACCACGACCACGACCATGACCATGACCATGACCACGACGACGAATTAACTAACATTACCAAATGTGATATATTTACACCAGACGAAATGACGATGATTATGTCATCAAGGAT